CTGCACCGTAGCCTGTGCATACCATGTGTGGGCAGCGGGATAGTGCGGCCCTTCAAGGCTGATCGTGCCATCGTCGGGTTCGTTGCCGCCGAACGGCCCCGGCTGGTAATAGGTGACGCGCTTACCAGCGGCCACGTCTAGCTTGAGTGCCTTCTTGGTCTTGTAGTTGGTCACTGTGTACATGATCCACTCCTCGCGTGGTCTCAGCCGCCACGCTGGCGCTTGTGTTTCTATTCCACAAAGAAAACTAATCGGCTATGGGTGAGGGCGTCGTGGTAGGTTTCCCAGGGCCCCATCCAATCGCATTGTGGCGGCCTCACATACCACCCATCCGCGCGCCGTTCTACGTCCACCATTGCGGCCCATTTCTTTATCCTCACTTGATTCCCCCCTTGCCCAGTATTGTGGCCGCTGGGCGCGGCGCTCAGTGTGGGTTAGTTGGACGCCTTGACGGTTGCGGGCCTGAGAGGACAGTCGCCACATATGGATTTATCGTGTCCTCCCATCATAGCGACAACGGGTGCCATATCCTGACGCACGATGTGCGTTTGTACCATGGGGCCCGTCTTGCGGTTTTTGGACTGCTCAGATGCCAAGCGTGACAGGCCCGTCATAATCATTACAATCGGGGCCCCATCTATAGGTGACGGGCCACGCCAAGCTTCGATAGTTTTGTATTGGGCCATCGGATCAAGGCCCGCAAGGTAGCGCCCGATAGTCTCAGGATCAACAGCGGGCACATTACCAGCGGCCCAAGATTTGAACCATGCGGCCCATCCTGTGTTGACGTAGCACATAGCGGGCCCGTTACCCTTGACGATAGGCTTAATCACGATGTTTTTGGCGTCCTTGCGTGTCCCACCACACAGGCGACAATCGTCACAGCTAATGCCAAGCGTTTGTTCTGGGCACGTAATTTCGCCATCTTGCGGGCCCGTGTCTTCAAGGTCTACGCGATACGTCCGCCATCCTAGGGCCCAAGCTTCAACAGCTTCTGCCAGGGATTGAACAGATGCCATTAGATATCGCTGGTACTCTGGGTCGCATGTTCGCCATTGATGCGTATACCCTGTGCCCTGTGTGCCCGTTGACCAGTCCAAGCCGTCGCCATATAGGGCCCGCCATACCGTCAAGGGCACGAATGCTGGATCACCATAGGCCCCGGCCCTCAGATTGCGTGGAATCGCCTGTGTTGTGGTCATATGTCTCTCCTTGTTTATCGCGCCTGTACGCACTGCCGACATGGGCATTGTCTACTACTACGATTACAGTGTCAATCCCTTTTCGTGGCGATTCTTGACGAGTTTGTTGGCAAGTGTTTGTGTGGTATCTGGGCAGCGTGATACCATAGCTACATTATGGGCATTGATACAGAGCTGAAGAGAGCTGAAGGGAGTAAGGATTCCATACCAGTCCATAGCCTAAAACCGCAGGGGCTTACTCCTGGTGAAGAACTCCGTTGGGCTAGCCAGGAACGCGTCCTGAGGGCGTTTGGCAAGCTTGGCACCGTGCTACATGCGACCAGGGCAGCGTCCGTGGATCCTAAAACGCACTATAACTGGATGGAAGCCGATACCCTGGGCTATCGTGCTAGGTTTGGCTTGGCCCTTGAACATCACGCTGATCTTACAGAAGGTCTCATGCACGAACGCTTGACCGATCCGCAGGGTAATCGGGGCTCCGATATCTTGCTGATATTCAAGCTGAAGGGACTGAGGCCAGATAGGTGGCGGGAGGCAGCGTTGACAGTGGACGATGCAGCAAAGGACACGTTGAAGGAGTTAAGGAAGCTGAGGAGAGAGGAGTTGAGGCAGGAGAAGGAAGAGAAGGAGAAGGAGGAGGAGTAGATAAGCGTTGGTAGAGAGTTTGTGCTTGGGTTGTTCGTGATATGGGGGGCATGGCTTAGGTTTTGGTAGTGTAGAGTGGAGGGACCCCCTGACATCTACAGGTGTTATAAAAGGTTCCAAAAGAAGTTAACCCCCCGGTGTTCTTTGTTCTCTAAAGCTAATCTAGTTACTGTGTGTTAAGGCTTAACATGCATGTGTTAAGGCTTAACGCCCAATAGTTAACTCTTATAAGAACCCTCTTATAAGAACTCTCTTAAGAGTTAACTCTCCTTCCGGCCCTTTTAAGGGGCCGGAGGAGGGGAGAAGAGAAGAGGGGAGTAAGAGAAGAAGAGAGTCTGAGAGAAGAGGAGAAGAGGGGAGAAGAGAGTTTTGGGGGTAATAGGTGCCTGGTTACAGTAAGAAGCAGCGTAAGATGATGGGTTCAGAGTTGGCTCGGAAGCGGGCTGGTAAGAAGACGCGTACTGGTATGACGGTGAAGCAGTTGAGGGATTACGCTCGAAATCCTATAAAAAAGCAGAAAAAAGTATGACAGCCCCTCTATCTGCTGCTGTTGCGTCTCTATATTCTCAGATAGGTTTCGTCCCGCACGACGGGCAGATTCAGATTCTGGGGTCTGACAAGCGGTTTATGGTGGTCACTGGTGGGGAGCAGGGTGGGAAGAGTATGACCGCTGCTATGTTGCTGATAAAGCGGTGGTACGAGCAGTACGGAGAGGTTGGGGAGAAAGATTTACCTTTACTGTACTGGTTGGTGGGTGCGGACTACGATAAGACGACTGAGGAGTTCAGGTATATCAAGGATGCGCTCGTAACGCTATTTGGGGAGAGCAGGGTTAAGGGGACGGAAAAAGTTGATCCGGGATATATTGAGCTGCGGGAGACGCCGAGGGGTAAGGCGGTTCTTCGAGTGGAGACTAAGTCTTCTGGTAAAGACCCGCGGGGGCTGGCCAAGACGGCGCCGAACGGTATTATTGCGTGTGAGCCCGGTCAGTTGGGATTAGTTACTTACGAGCGGCTTCAAGGGCGGGTTGGGCCGAATAGAGGTTGGCTCCTGCTGCCTGGCACGCTTGAGGGTTCTTTGGGTTGGTTTCCCATGCTGGCCGATGCCTGGGCGAGCGGGGTAGATGACAAGCAGAGCTTTGAACTGCCTTCTTGGGACAACCTGGATAAGTATCCGGGTGGTCGTAACGACCCGGAGATACTTCGGATAGAGAGGGAGAACTCCGACGAATACTTCATGGAGCGCATCGCTGGCAAACGTGTTCCGCCCGCCGGGTTGGTGTTCTACGAGTTTCGCCCGGACATCCATATACAAGAGCATTCCTGGATACCGGACGATACCGTGTACATCTGGGAAGACCCGGGCTACGGCTCCTCTCCTCATGCGATTGAGGTCGCTCAGGAAGTTACCGATTACGCCCCGGACGGCACCCCTTTCCGGCAGATACGGGTGTTCGAGGAGATATATGTTCAGGGCCTTATCACTACTGAGATCATAGACATCTGCAAGGCCAGACCGTGGTGGAGATCAGAGAGGGTGCTTGTCTCTGACCCGCATTACAAAGACCAGCATCACTCCAACACCTCTGTGGCCGAAATCTGGATGGCTGAGACCGGTCTTGTCGCTGGAGGAGAGCGAGTTCGTATTCACGACGGCAATGAGCGCCTTAAATCGTTTCTAAAGCCCGATCCGGTGACTGGTTGTCCCCGCATAACCTTCTCTATCAAGTGTCAGGGCATCTTGAGCGAGTTCGGGGCTGCCGGATTCCCGATTAAAGGCCCTTATTTGGGACAAACTCTCGCCTACCGCTGGAAAACCGACCGGGAAGGGAACGTGGTCGGCACAGTGCCGGAAGATAAGTACAACCACGGCGTGTCAGCGGTCAAAAATGGTCTTGTCGCTATGTTCGGGTATACTATGAGGGGCGATAACTCCCATTTTAAGGTGGTACGGTGGTAAAAGAGAGGAATAATGGCTCGACGACCTAATAGCCCAACTCCAACTCAGATAGTCGCCAAGGTAACCGCCTTCGAGCACATCTATTCCGATGTCCACGCCCGAATGGACGCTGACTACGACCTATGGGACGGCGTGGAGTATGAGCCCGAAGACGATGAGGACCAGGGGTACAAGAAGTACACCTCCAATAACCCCCGCACCAACGCCGACAAGGCCATTGCACTCCTTTCTGACTCTGAGATTATATCCAGAGTCCCTGAAGGAGAGGCTGAGCGCGAAGACCGGGGTCGTCACAACGACAAGGAGAGAGTCTGGATAGGTCTACATAAGGCCGCCAACGAACGTTTAGAACGATTAAGAGAGATGCGTCTGCAAGCCTCTATGGCCTGGTTTGCTACCATTCGGGGCGGAGTGGCCGGTAGGTACGGCCTGGTCAAGCAGAAAGAAGATCGCCACACCACTGTGGATATCACCCCGTGGGACCCGCGCGATGTCTCCTGGGCGTTAGGCGCAGACGGATTGTCATGGGCCTGTTGCAAAGTGGGCAAAACCAGGCGCCAGATCAAGGAGCAGTACGGTAAGGACATCGATCTCGGTCTCCACGGTCTCTCCGCCGCATCCGATGAGGACGAAGACCAGGTCTTAATCTCTGTATTTGATTATTATGACGGCCAGATCAATAAAGTCGTTACTGAATACGAGGTTCTAAAGCCCGCCACCCTGCACGGGGCGAACTTTCCCCCCGTATACCTTGTTCCTAATCCTTCTGCGCCGCAAATAAGCGTAGGAACAAACGGCCAGAACGGCTTTAAGGACACTAATACTAATCTAGCAGCCGTGGGAGACAGTATATTCGCGTCTAACCGCGGCATATACGCTAAGACCAACCTCATTAAGTCCATACTGCTGGAACTAGTCTCCCGGGGCCGTAAACCAGTCCTGCTGGTAACCTCTGCGGACGGTTCCAAGACCCTCGTTGAAGACCCGTTTAAGACGGGCACTACTATCAGCCTGTCTCCCACGGACAAAGTGGAAGTTCTGGACATGCTAACGTCCACTAACGACACTATGGCCCTCCTGGGTATACTCGGCGGAGAGGAACAGAGAGGAATCTTCCCCAATACCGCTTTTGGCGAACTCCAGTTCCAACTCTCCGGCTTCGCCATCAACACACTGGGAATGTCCCTCTCCACCATCATCAAACCCTTCCTATGGACAATGGAGACTGCTTTCCGGCAAATCTCCAACGGCCTGTTGGACCAGTACGTCTCTGGCGGTTTTAGCGCCGTAGAGGTCAACGGGTTTGATAACAACCGGGAGTGGTTTAGCCAGACTATTCAGCCTGAATCGCTCAAGGGACTGCCCGCCATTGAGATCAAGCTGGTAGCCGCCCTACCCAGCGATAACCAGACCAAATATGCCATTGCGAAGATGGCGTCGGATGGTGATGAGCCTATCCTGGACCACCGCACCATTCGGGAGCGGGTTTTGGAGCTGCAAGACCCTGATAACGTGGACGCTCGGGTCAAGGCACAGCTAGCCAGGAAGTCCTCCTCGGTCTCCACAGCATTCTCCTTTATGCGTACTTCTGCCGCAGAAGGCGATGATATAATGGCCCAAATCTGGCAGCGTCAGGCTGAACTGGAGGTACTAAAGCAGGAGATTGACCTTCATAAGCTGCAAATGATAGCCTCGGGGTTCATACAGGAAGGCGGAGCTGCCCCCGGACAGCCGGGCGCCGCCCCCGGCCCCGCTGGCGGCGGTAATGTCCCCCCCGGACCTAGATTCGACCCGCGGGTGGCCCCTAATGCCCAATTGGGAGTGCCTCCTCCAATTCCCACTCCGCAGGTAGGGCCGTTAATGCCTCCTGGCAGCCCCCGGCCAGGGGCTAGAGAAAGTGGACTAGTCGGTCCGAGAGGAGAGCCGCTATAATGCCTATGCAGAACGGGTTTCTAGACCCTGGCGTATTCACTGACTTTCTGGAGGAGCCCGGCCTTGGCATGGAGGCGGCCTTCTTCAGCCAGGCCCCCAGATTTGGGAGGAGTCCCACCCAGAAGCAGTTCTATGAGGGGCAGTTCAGGCGGTTCCAGAACCAGTTTCTCGGTTCTATGGGCCAACAGATACTCGGTGGGGAGACGCCCGCGGAGAGGTTCGCGGACTTCGTGCAGAATATAGACTTCGATAGAGAGTTCAGAAGCCTGCCGCCAAGCCAAAGAGGAGCAGGGGTGTCGCGCTTCAACCCGCGTACTAGGTTCATTACGTTCTAGGAGGTAGAAAATGGCACTGACACAGGAACTGACAGGATTTACTTCTTTCGGGGAGCTGGTACGGGCTTATAGGGCGGGCTTGATTTATCCCCGGAATCTTATGGCCGCTATACAAGCGTTGAGCGAGACACCAGGAAACGAAGGGTTCAGTCAATGGCAAGATTCTGACATTGCTACTTTCATTCAGGGCCTGGACACTGGAGGGTATGACGAGACGTATGGAGTTGATATAGACACGATACAGAACCCTGGTGCTGGTATAGGCGTCGAGATTGATCCCATCGCCGCCGACGGCGTCGCCGACGACGATTTCGCCGATGTTGGTGCTCTAGAGCCTGTTCAAGCCCTCACCGACTATCGTGCGGGTAGACAGATGCTATTCGACCGTGCGCTGGCCGCCAGTCCGTTTAGTCGCTTTGCCTCTCCTCTGGTCCGGGGCATACAGCAGCGCCGGTTCAACCCGTTGAGCGCCCAATTCGTACTGGGAGAGGCGGGTAGAGAGGCAGGTGTGCCACTTGGCGGCGACTTCCAAGGCCCAGTCCAGTACCAGGACTTTCAGAAGTTCCTCGGTAGTAATCCTTCGACGTATACTCCCCAACAGTTCCAGACCGCGATTGGGAGGACTCGACCTCTATTCACTACTCCTTTGGAGGATTTGAGTGAAGGGCAGCAGGCTGCGAGGATGGCCCTCGAAACGGCCGGGGGCATGGGCTTTCAAGCCCCGGCCCGCAACATTATTACTCAGGCTGCCATGTCCGGTGTGTCGCCGCTGTTTCAACGGTACATCCCTGAAATAGTCGGTAGGAGAATCGACGCCTGGAGGCAGCAGAACCCTGAAGCGGAATTGTTCAAGCACTTCATGGCTCAGGGTTACGATCCAACTACTGAGACTTATAGCGCATCTCGGGCTTTTCGACCCAGTCCGATTTAACTAGACATAACTATGAACCGTTATCTCCCTACCTCAACGCCTATTCCCAAAG